GGTCCACCAATTATATCATACTTATCTTCATTTGATGTTTGTAGCGACATTAAAGCAATAACATCTTGTGGAGTAAATCCAATATCTGAGTCAATGAACATCAAATGTTCTGCATCTGATCTAAGGAATTCGTCGACACAATAATTTCTTGCACGAGTAATCAAAGACTCATTGAACAAGAAATACATCTGAAGGGGAATACCATATTGTGCACAAAGAGCAGCAAGATCAGCAACTGATCGAGCAAACATACCTGCGCACTGCCCACCATACATCGGTGTGGCTAAAAATAGCTTACGCTTTCTAAGTTCTTCGATTGGGATTTGAATTTCCATTATTTATCATCCTTATAATAATGATCTACGTATAAACACATCAAAACATAATGTAGCGTTTTCATCAGATCGTCCTTATTAGACCCGTTCTTCTTACCATAACGCCAAAGGTATTTTAGAGCTGTATTTCTGAAGGTGGGAGTAGAATCGCCGAGAGCAATCCAGGCATCGAAACATTCTATCGAATGTTCTTTAGTCTTATAATGCTGATTATAAGTTTTATCTATATAAACTTTAAAATCAGCAATAATCTTATCTTCCTCATATTTATAATCTATCTTATCCAAATCTATAGATTTAGGAATTTTAGGCAAATAAAAATCTTCAGACATCATAATTTACCTTGATAGACTTTAAAATAAAATCGTAAATCATATTTTGTTCTTTTTCATTGTTATTAGGAAACTTTTCTATATTAAACATCAATGTCATATTTGACATAATATTGGATATTTTACTCTCACGTCCACGAAGCCAAGTTTCGTCTTGATTGCTACCACGTTCTTTATATCGTTCTTGTCTTATATTCTTTTCAGTTGCCAAATAGATAATTGTAGTATCATAATTTTCAACACAATGTTCTAAGAAAGATGCTGTAAATAATCTATCTCCTTCAAATAATAGTATACTATTTTTTGGCAATAAAGCAAGGAATTTTATTGCTTCTGGTTGAACGGCCATAGACATTCTATCAGTACCAGAAAACACTTCTCCTTGTTCATATTTACCAAGAAGATATATATTATGTTTTTGCATATAAGGAACAAGTTTAAAAGAATCATACTTAGGATCAAATTTATAATGATCTACAATTCTATTCATTAATGTAGTTTTACCAGATCCTGGTTCACCACCAATCGCAATAATTTTCATAATTACTCCATAAAACTTATAATACCATCAGATTTATTAAAATCGTTCTCAAAACATCCCCAATCTTTATCCATCATTATAACTTGACCTGTTTGTAAATAATGGTTTTGTTTTTCTGGTTTTAGTCCTGGGTCTGATAGATTGTCTTCTAATCTAAGATATTGTGGTAAACAATCTTTTCTCATTTGCCAAAATATATCAAAATTACATCCCCATTCTTTTTCAGCGTATTTTATACGATCATGAAACATATCCATATAAACATTAGGATAACGACGATTGGGTCTATACCAAGATTTATAACAACAAAATGTAGATTCTAAAGTAAACAAACTTACGTCATTATGATCGATTCGAGCTTTGGCTTCTTCAAATAAGATATTTGATTCTTTTTTTAACCATTCAATCGTTTCAGGTCGATATTTTAACTCTTGTTTCCACCAATCTAAATCGTCTCTTCCTAAAACTTTACAAAGACCATTTCTATGACTTCTAGAACCACTAATATCTTCAAGAAAAAGATTATTACAATCTATATTACGACCTTGTATACGAAGATACTCAAGATAAGAAAATGCAGAAAGACGACCAAAACTTAATAAATTGTTTCTAACAAAATCCCAAGTTTTTTCAAAATTCTTATACTTATCTTCAGTATCTTGAAAACTATTAAAAAATTCAACTTGAGAACCAAATTTATCAACTTGATCTTTATAAGATTTTACACAAGCAACAAATCCGGTTTTGCCAATCTTAAAATATTTACGATCAGAATCCCAACCAGAACCAGCCTTAAATTTCTGATGATTATCGTTCCACCAAGAATCTAATTTATCTAGATTTAAATTCTTTATTGTTGGAAACTTTTGAAAAATGAGATATGTTGTTACAATATTTTGAGAACAACCATTAATGAAAGCTATCCATAATTTTTGCTCTTCATTCAAATTAAAATATTCTGACAACCAAGGCATAGCAAAATAAACTGCTCCTGGATGTGATTTATACTTTAAATGAAATTCGTAAAAACGGAGAAAAACTTCTCTACGATATTGAGGGAGACGAAAATCCATCCCCTTTTGTAGGTCTTTTATTTCAGGTAGATCGTTGAGTTCAGACCAACGCCCTAATATTTGTTTCGCACTTATATTCTCTAATACCATTAGGGAAGTTTCCATATTTTTCAAACAAATAATTATACATATTTTCTTTTCTTGGTTTGCTTCCTACAATCCAAAACAAAGTCTTATCATTAATAAGTTGTGGTAATTTTTCCATAACGTAGGTCATTACTTTACCTTCGTATGTTGGATGTAATTCTATATCTTCATAAGTATAAAGCATTTCATCCTGATAGTCAACATATTTAGTTGTATGTAAATCGAAATGATGTAAATTAAATCTATAATTTACATTATTTTCATAAAAATTTTCAAAATTATTATCATATTTTTTTTGGATATTTGGACTATCATGATATATTCTAGTATATGGTTTAGTGTATATACCACTTACTTTTTCTATAATATCAAGTCTTTCTTCAATAAAATCTATCTTATTCGGACCAATACCAATTAAGTAAATATTTTTTATACTTTTCGGTTTAAACCTGGCTATACCATAAAGAATAGAAGTACAGCTATTACAACTACCTGCCGGTATAATCAAATTTTCAATATTATCTGGAATATTTCTAACTTGTTCTGATCCAATATAATGAAATCTTTCTACTCGATTAGATGGATTAGTTTTATGATCTAATGTAATACCATATTCAAGATAAAAATAATCTTTTAGACGATCATCATTTTCTAAAAGTTCTTTTACTTTTCTTTGAAGTACTGGATTATACGCAATATTAGGATTAACGTAAAATTTTGCATTAAACCAAGTAGCCATAGCAACATTTTCATGTTTATGTGCAATAGAAGGTTTAGTGGCTCCAATAACATGAATACTATTTAAATTATAATGTTCAGCAACAGCAGAACCCATTGGCAACTGTGGTGATTTAACACTCGTGCCAGAAATAATACCAACTGGATTTTTACCAGTTTTTACATATTCGTCAACTAACCAAATACATTGACGAAGTTTAGAACCATTAATACCACCGTATCCAAGCGGGGCAAATTTATCTTCTCTTTTAAAGTAAGTATTACCAATTTTCTCAACTGGTGTTAAATGAAACATATAATCGCTCCATTTAATAACAGAGCGATCTATACTTATAGTATCAAATATCGTTTCGTTCATATGAACTTATCCAAATTATTTCTTTCATGTAAAAGTTTTAATCCATTTTCACCAACTCCAGAACCAAAATAATAGTACATAATTTCTTTTGGTGATGTATTTTCTATCATATAATAAAAACAAGATCCATGATATGCACAACGAGTTACTGAATAACCAAAATCATCATATAAAATTTTACTCATCATGTTAACATATGTTTTAGGATCTGAAGTAATATTATCATCATATTTGTTTTTATACCGATTCCAATGCATATGGAACATAAATCTACAACCATCAGTTATTAAAATTTTCTGAGGTTTATAAGAAACAGTTCTTTCTAATTCAGCACGCCACAGTCCATCTTTATATCTAGTAACTCCAAAATAGGGAAAATCAGCAACACAAATATCCATTGGAGTAGTAGCCATATGAATATGTGAATCACCATGTATAATTTCTACGTTATCATAATTTCTCAAAGCATGTTTTAATTGATTATAACATTCTTCATCTAATTCTATAATTTTATGATGACTTGGTTTTAACACATTATTCAAAGCAATAGAAAAAACACCAACTCCTCCGAAAGGTTCCTCTAATCTTAAACCTTTCGGAGTGTTTTGTAAACACCACATTACGCATTGAATATTTTTACCAGTTTGTGCTCTAAGTTTACTATCATTAACATATTGATAATAAGAAAGAGCAGCCCCTTCTACCTTCTTTGCTTCTCCCGGCAATAATTCAAATTCATATTCATTCATTACCAATAATTTTTGTATCATTGAAAAAAGCTTTCTAGATTAGATTCTTGATCTTTCCCATAAGGATCTTTCATATTATGCGCATGAAGATAATCATACCATTCTTGATCTTCCCACATACCAGGGGAAACGCCATTCCAAAGTGGGCGCCAAAATTTATGTTGTTTATTCATCCTACGTTCATCAACATACTGTTTACGCAAACATTCATATTCCCAAGATTTCAACTCAAGCATTTTTTCGCGGAAATAACAAACTATTGAAATGCGTTCGGCGTTTTCATGATTCAATCTAATATCAGTATTACC